ACCCTGGCGACAAGCGCCGCCGCCATCGCCTATGCGCACAAGCTCGCCGACGAGGCTTCGCCCTTGGGGCTGGAGGCCGTCAAGGCGGTGCTGCGCGGGGTTCGCCGCACGCTCGGCGTCGCGCCGAAGGGCAAGCAGCCGCTCACGGCGGCGCTTGTCGCCAGGGTCGTGCGCAAGCTGCCGGACACGCTGGCGGGCAAGCGCGACCGGGCGTTGATCGTGCTGGGCTTCGCCGCCGCGCTGCGGCGCTCCGAGCTGGTCGGGCTGCATATCGGCGACGTCGAACGCAATAACGAGGGCGTGTTTCTGCATATCCGGCGGTCGAAGACCGATCAGGAAGGGCAGGGCGCGCTGATCGCGGTGCCGTCGGGCGGCAAGCTGAAGCCGGTCGCCGCGCTCGACGCCTGGCTGGAGGCCTCCGGCACGCGCGAGGGGCCGATCTTTCGCAAAATAAACCGGCATGGGCAGGTCGGACGCCAGGCGCTCGACGGGCGCAGCGCCGCCTTGATCGTCAAGCGCGCGGCGCGGGCCGCGCGGCTCGATCCGGACGTGTTCTCGGGGCACTCGCTGCGCGCGGGATTCGTCACTTCGGCGCTCGCCGCCGGGGCCGATCTGTTTCGCGTGATGGATGTGACGCGGCATCGCGAAGTCAAGACTTTGCGGGGCTACGACCGGCGCTCCAAGGCGTTTCGCGACCACGCGGGCGCGAAGTTTCTCTGAGCGCCGCTGGCGTCCGGGAAGGAAGATTATCGGAAGTCAGGCTTAGCGCCTGGCTGGCCGTCGCAACCGACGCCGAAGGGCGGGGGAGCAGCGTTACCGCGCTGCGAACCGCGAGCGGTGACTCGCATGACTGAAGCCGACCGGCTCGACCGGTCATCCCGCCGCCGGCGCGCGGCGGGGACGACAAGGCCTCGTTCATGCCGCTTACGCCAGCACTTCCGCAGAGTAACCTTTATGGCCGCGTCTGGCGGCTGGGCCGCCATCGCCTCGTTTGCGGCGATTGCACAGATCCCGCCGTCGTCGCGCGGGCGCTTCGCGGCGTCGCGCCGAGGCTGATGGTGACGGACCCGCCTTATGGCGTGAGTTACGATCCCGCCTGGCGCGACGATCCGCGCTTGAAACCGTTCGTCGGCGAGAAGCGCGGCAAGCGCGCCACCGGCAACGTGTGGAACGACGACCGGGCGGACTGGGCCGAGGCCTGGGCGCTGTTTCCCGGCGACGTCGCCTATGTCTGGCATTCGTCGCTGCATCACGGCGAGGTCGAGCGCGGGCTCAACGCGGCCGGCTTCGTCGTTCGCTCGCAGATCATCTGGGACAAGCAGCGGCTCGTCATCTCGCGCGGGCATTACCATTGGCGGCACGAGCCGTGTCTCTATGCGGTGCGCAAGGGGCGGACGGCGGGCTGGGCGGGCGACCGCAAGCAGGTGACCGTCTGGCCGATCCCGCATCGGCGCAACGCCAGCGGGCATGCGGCGGAGAAGCCGCTGTTGTGCATGTCGCGGCCGATCGCCAACCACACCGCGCTGGGCGACTGGGTCTACGATCCGTTCGCCGGATCGGGCACGACGCTGATCGCCGCCGGGCAGCTCGGGCGGCGCTGCGCGGCGATTGAAATCGATCCCGCTCATTGCGCCCTGGCGATCGCCAGATGGGAGGCGCTGAGCGGGGAGAGGGCGGAGGTCGAGGGCTGAAATCGCTCGGGCCTATGATCGGACAGGCCGACCTGCGCGTCGCCAAGGCGCCGCCCAAAGAGGCCGATCCGTTCTATCTGTCGCCGGAATGGAAGGCCCTGCGGATGGCCTGCCTGACGCGCGACAGGTTCCGCTGCACGGCGCCGGGCTGCGACAGGCCGGCGATCGTGGCCGACCACATCGTCAGCCGCAAGGCGGGCGGGCGCGACGAGCTGGGCAACCTGCGCTCGCTGTGCCGGACCCATGACAACCGCTGGCGCGAGGGCCCTGACGGCGTCAGGCGCGGCGCAACAGGGGGGGGCGGGCGGCGGACCGGGCAGGGCGGCCCTTAAGTCTAGTAATCCTAAGGGGGGTTTTTCGTGCAGGGCACCCCTGGATAGCAACCGGTTTCCAAAACATCCGCAAAAAAATCTGGGGTGTGATTTCGCCCCAAATCAAACGGGCGTCTAGCCTAACACGCTGACAAACCAGCACTTTTCGCCATTCCAGCAGGCGGCGGAATTCAAAAGGGCGGCCCGGCTTGGCGACCAAATCCAAGGGCGTCGGCCGAGGCGGCGCTCGCCCCGGCGCCGGCCGCAAGCCCAAGTCCGACCCGATCGCCCTCGAAGCGTTCAACGACAAGACCGTCGAGGACCTGATGGAGCTCGCCGTCCGCATGGCCGCCGCGAAGGGCCGCTGGGACGAGGTCTCCAAGGCCGGCGCCCGCCTGCTCAACGCCAAGGCCCGCCAGGCCGTCCGCAAGCCCGCTGACGGGACGCCCGCCGCGCAAGGCCCCGCAATAGCCGCCAGCCGCTTCGCCCCGCGTCCCGCGCCGCCCAAACCGAACTGAGGCCTATGCGCAAGGAGGTCTTGGCCGAGGACGTAGAAATCTGGCTCGGCGATTGTCTCGAATGTCTGCCGCACATCGGGCAGGTCGCGGCGATCGTCACCGACCCGCCCTATGGCATCGGCTATCGCCATTCCGGCGGCGGCCGTTGGCGGGGCCTCACGGGCAAGCGCCCGGCCGTCAGTCAATCGGAAAGCGTGTACGGCGACGACAAACCGTTCGACCCCGCGCCCTTTCTCAAATTCGCCCCTGTCTGCCTGTTTTTCGGCGCTCAGCATTTCGCCGACCGCCTGCCGACGTCGCCGCATTGGATCGTCTGGGACAAGCGCCACACCGCCAGGCTCAGCTTCGGCGCCGCCGATCTCGCCTGGACCAATGCGCCCGGCAACATCGGCGTTCACCGCCAATTGTGGAACGGCTGCTGCGTCGAGGGCGAAGAGCGTCGCCAGCGCGGCGGCGACGGGCCTGTCAAAACCCGGTCGCATCCGACCCAGAAACCCGTCGCGCTCATGCGCTATTGCATCGAGCGCGCGACTTCGGGCGGGGCCGTTCTGGACCCCTTCATGGGCTCGGGCGCCACCGGCGTCGCCGCCGTTCAGACCGGACGCCGATTCGTCGGCGTCGAACGCGTCGAAAAATATTTCGACGTCGCGCGCCGCCGCCTGACCGAAGCGCTCGACGCGCGCCGTCGCCTTGCCGCCTGACGCCCCCGTCAGGACGACCGCCTGCCCGGACTGGGAGCGCCGGATCGCCGCCGGCGAGACCCTGATCCCGCAAGGCCCCCTGTTCCCGCAGGAGGCCGCCGCCGCGATGGCCGTGTTCGACACCCTGCGCGTCGTCGAGGCGACGGGATCGCCGACCTTCGGCGAGGCGAGCCGCCCCTGGGTCCGCGATTTCGCCGCCTCGATCTTCGGCGCGCTCGACCCCGAAACCGGCCAGCGCGAGATCAACGAATTCTTCCTGCTCATCGCCAAGAAGAACGGCAAGAGCACGCTGGCGGCGGGCGTCATGCTGACCGCCCTGATCCTCAACTGGCGCGTCGCCGCCGAGTTCTACATCCTCGCCCCCACCAAAGAGATCGCCGACACCGCGTTCAAATCCGCCCGCGAGATGGTCAAGGCCGACCCCGAGCTGACCGACCTCCTGAAAATCAAGGCGGCGGTCCGCGAGCTGCATCACAAGCAGACCGGCGCGGTGCTGAAAGTCATCGCCGCCGACGCCGACACGGTCGGCGGCAAGAAAGGCGTCGGCATCTTCGTCGACGAGCTCTGGCTGTTCGGCAAGCGCGCCAACGCCCACAACATGCTTTCGGAAGCGACCGGCGGTCTCGCCAGCTATCCCGAAGGCTTCGTGATCTACGCCAGCACCCAGTCCGACGAGCCGCCCGCCGGCGTGTTCAAGGAAAAGCTCGAATTCTACCGCCGCATCCGCGACGGCGAGATCGCCGTCCCGCACGCGCAGCCGGTGCTCTACGAATACCCGCCCGCGCTTCACAAAGCGCAGGCGTGGGAGGACCCCGCGACCTGGTCGATCCCCAACCCCAACCTCGACGTCTCGGTCGCGCGCGGCTTCGTCGCCGGCAAACTGGCGGAGGCGAAGGAAGCCGGCCAGCACGCCTACAACGTGATTCTCGCCAAACATCTCAACGTCGAGATCGGTCAGGGTTTGCGCGCCGACCGCTGGGCCGGCGCCGACGTCTGGGCCCAAGCCGCAGACGCGACCCTGACGCTCGACACGCTGATCGAGCGCAGCGACTGCGTCGTCGCCGGCCTCGACGGCGGCGGCCTCGACGATCTGCTGGGCCTGACCCTGATCGGCCGCGAACGCGGCACCGGCCGCTGGCTGTCGTGGAGCCGCGCCTACGCCCACATCTCGGTGCTGCGCCGCCGCAAGAGCATCGCCTCGCAATTGATCGACTTCGCCATGACCGGCGAGCTCGAAATCTTCGACTCGGTCGGCTGGCTCGCCCCCTTCGGCCTCGCCGCGATGATCGAAAACAACGAACCCGCCGCAACGCCCGAACCCATCGACCCCGACGCGCCCGTAAACATCCC